CAAAACCCAGACCTTGAACGAGTCAAAGCGCCTTGGCGAGATTGGGCGGAATGCGTCCCGGTGGATGATGTGGAAATTGCTCCCGAACTGTTGACAGATTACATCATGGAAACCGCTCAAAAATACAGCGTTAAAAAAATCGCGTTGGATAATTACCGTTACGCGCTCATGAAAAACGCGCTTGAAAAAATAGGCTTTGACCCGAAGGAACGAAAGAACGTGTATCTCGTCAGACCGTCCGACATCATGAAGGTGCAGCCCGTTATAGACAGCTGCTTCAACAACGGCTATTTCACATGGGGCGACAATCCCGCCCTGAGGTGGGCGACGAACAATACAAAACTTATCCGGTCGGGCGTCAAAACCGGGAACGATACCGGAAACCGTGTGTATGGAAAAATCGAAGCCAAGAGCAGAAAAACAGACCCCTTTATCGCGCTTGTGGCCAGCATGGTCATTGAGGATGAGCTTGGCACGGGCGAATCAGCATATGACGATCTGCCGGTGATCGTATGTTAGGAGGTGGAGAAAATCGGATTAATAACATGGCTCAAAGGTATCTTCGGCAGCGACCCGATACCGCTGAGCGGCGCGGATCCGGACGCATACACAGACGGATACGCGGCTATCGTCGGAGACATTTACATCCGGGAAATGGCGTTTCTGTCTGCGGCTAATCTAGTAGCAAAAGCCGTCAGTAAATGCGAGTTTAAAACATATCAGAACGGCAAGGAAGTTAAGGGCCCGGAATACTACCTCTGGAACACCGAGCCGAACCAAAACCAGAATTCGAGCGAGTTTATCCAGAAGTGGATATACACCCTGTTCCGAAAAAACGAATGTCTGATAATCGAGAATAAGGGAAAGCTGTATGTCGCGGACAGCTTCACAAAGAAAGATTACGCGCTGTATGAGGATGTGTTTTCTCAGGTAACGATCAAGGACTTTACTTTTGACAGGACATTCTTACAAAGCGAGGTTCTGTATTTCAAGCTCTGTGAGGGCAATATCCAGCGCGTCATATCCGGGCTGTACGAAAGCTATTCCAAGCTGATCGAATACAGCATGACGGCGTACAAACGAAGCCGGGGCACAAAGGTGAAATTCAAATATGACACCTTGCCGGTAGCCGGGACGCCGGAACGTACAGCATTCGATGCGCTTATAAACGAAAAAATCGGCAAATGGCTCACCGGCGACAACGCAGCGTTACCGCTCGGTCGCGGTCAAGACGTTGCCGAGCTGACGCAGAAAACCTACTCCAGCGAATCAACCAGAGACATACGCGCCCAGATCGACGACGTATGCGACTTCACAGCAAAGGCGCTCGGCATACACCCGGCACTACTCAGGGGGGATGTGCAGGGCACAGCGGACGCAATGGACTACACGTTGACATTCTGCATTGATCCGCTGGTCGATATGCTGCAGGAAGAGATCAACCGGAAGCGGAACGGTTTTGAAGGCGTGTCAAAAGGCACATACCTGAAGATCGACACAAAGCAGATTAAGCACGTCGATATTTTATCTGTCTCAACCGCAATAGACAAGCTGATCGGCTCCGGCGCGTTCTGCGTCAACGACATCCGTCTTGTCTGCGGCGAGGAAATCATAGACGAGCCGTGGGCGTGGGCGCACTACGTTACGAAAAACTACGCAACTGTTGAAGAGGCATTGAAAGCAATGACGGGAGGCGGTGACGATGGATGATGTAAAAGACATGAAACTGTCGTTTCAGTGTGACAAATGCGGTGAGCACTACCACGACAGCGTCGAAAAAGCGAAGATCAGAAAACGCGCCTTTCCATGCGGACAGCCATGTCCGTGCGGGGGCGTGTTTTGCTTGCACATCAATGGCAAGCCAAAGAAGAAAGAGGTGAGAAATTGAAACCAGAAGTAATTAAGTTTGACTTCAAACAGCTGATCGATAAGCCGGATACTCTTGAGCTGTACATATACAGCGAGGTTGTGGGCGACGGCTGGGATTGGTGGAGTGGAGAGAAGATCGAAAGCGAGACTTCTGCTGATTTTTTTCGGAAGAAACTGAATGAGTACAAAGACGTCAAGTACATCAATCTGTATATCAACAGTTGCGGAGGCTCAGTCCGGGAGGGGTATGGTATCTATGCTCAGCTCATGCGGCATGAGGCGTTTAAGACGGTCTATGTTGATGGGTTTGCAAACTCCATTGCCTCCATCATCGCTATGTGCGGGGACAAGATTATCATGTATATCAACAGCATCATGGGTATTCACAACATGATGGATTGGTGTTTCGGAAACGCAGCGGAGCACAGGCAGATTGCTGATAATCTCGATAGCATGATGGAAGGAAATCGGCAGGTCTATCTGACGCGTTCAAAAGGAAAGATCACGTTAGAAAAACTGACGGAACTGCTTGACGCAGAGACGATATTGACAGCTCAGGAATGCTTGGATTACGGATTCTGCGATGAAATAGCAGAGCAAGCGGCAGACCCCGAACGGCTCTCACAGGCAATGCAAAAGCTGAACACGAACATGGCCGCGCAAATCAAATACTTTCAAACGCTCAAGCAGGCTTTCGGAGAGGCTATGACGGCATTTGCTGATCCAAAGCAGACAAAACCGCCGCAGGAGCCTACGACGCCTCCGGCAGAACCCCCAGCAGAGACGCTCGCAGACCCACCACCTGCACCGCATGAAAACAAAACAATCAAATTTTTTAATGCCCTGATGGGCGGGAAGGAATGAAAATGAAGAATCTTGACACTCTCCAGCAGAAGAAAACCGAAATTCTCCAGCGTATCAATCAGTCCGTGAAGGACGGCAACGAAGAAGACTTTGCCCAGGCATTCACAGAGTTCACCGATATTTTGCAGGAAGCGGTTATGTCCGAGGCGCGCGGCATGGTTCAGGCTGCTGACAACACGATCCTTTCCGGTCGCGGCGTCCGCTCGCTGACCTCACAGGAAACCAAGTACTACGAATCCGTAATCGAGGCGATGAAGTCAAAAAACCCGCAGCAGGCCTTGACGCTGATTGACGAAGCGCTGCCGACAACCGTTATCGACGCGGTGCTGGAAGACATCACAGAGGCGCATCCGCTTCTGTCCGAAATCAACTTCCAGAACACTGGCATCCTGACTGAGATTCTCGTTTCATCTCTCGACGGCCGCTTTACTGCCGTGTGGGGAAAGCTGTGCGATAAGATCGTGACTGAGATTGGCGCCGGGATGCAGGTCATCGACCTTGAGCAGAACAAGCTGAGCGCGTTCATCCCGATCTGCAAGGCCATGCTGGAAATCGGCCCCGCGTGGATTGACCGTTATGTCCGCGCAATCCTTGCAGAATCAATCGCCAACGGTCTTGAAGCTGCCATTATCGACGGTACCGGCGTTGACATGCCTGTCGGCATGACGAAGAACCCGACCGGCCTGTTTGACCTAACCGATGGATACCCCGATCTGGCGCCTGTCGAGCTGAATGAGATCACCCCGGAAACATACGGCGCACTGATAGCCGACCTGGCTGTCGGCCCGAATCTCCTGTACAGGAACGTTACCGAAGTGCTGTTCATCTGCAACCCCGTGGACTATTACACAAAGGTCATGCCCGCCGTGATGTATCAGAACGCAGACGGCACATGGGTGAGCCGCTTCCCGTTCCCGACAAAAGTCATCCAGTCCGTTCACGTCAGCGCGAACGAGGCCATTATCGGTATCGGCAAGCGCTACTTCTTCGGACTCGGTACCGGCAAGGGCGGAAAGATCGAGTATTCCGATCATTACAAATTCCTTGATGACGAGCGCGTTTATCTGACGAAGCTCTACGGTGACGGCAAGCCTCTGGACAGCACGTCCTTCAAGGTGCTGGACATCACAAACCTTGTGCCGACGCCGAAGAAGGTGCTCGTTGTCAACGAGGACTTTGACGTCAACGCGACCATTATCGGGCAGCCGATCAGCGTCGGAATTGACGGTCAGCCGATTAGTGTTGACCACAACGACGCCAGGCTTTCCAGCCTGAAGATTGGCAACAAGGCGCTGTCGCCGGCGTTTAACAAATCCGTGTTTGTCTACACCTGCGCGACGGCTGACGGTACCAACACAATCACGGCCGTAGCAATGGATGGCGAGGCAGAGATCACCATCAAGAACGGCGAGACCGAAGTTGCAAACGGCGCATCCGCTACCTGGGTAGCCGGCGCGAACGTTGTCACCATCGAGGTTGAGGTTGGCGGCGAGACCGAGACCTATACCGTCACCGTGAATAAGGGCGAATCGTGAATAAGGGCGAATAAGGGAGGCGTGACGGATGGCTGAACCTACAGCGGACGAACTGTTATTAGCAGCCGTCCGCAACTATCTGGATATCACATGGACAGATGCCAGTGGGGATATAAAACTCACTGGCATCATCTCTCGCGGCATGGCGTACCTGGACGGCGTGGCTGGCGAAGCGCTCGACTACGCCATAGAGGACAAGCCGCGTGAGCTTCTGATGGATTACTGCCGCTATGTCCGGTCGAACGCTCTGGACGAATTCCAAACGAACTATCTGCCAGAACTGCTGACCCTCCAGAATCAGAAGGAGGTGGCGCGGTATATTGATGAAAACTCAGAGTTATAACGACGGCGTTGTCGTTGTCTACGCTGTGGAAAACATCGCACAACCCGGCTCTATGCCCGCCGACAAAATCACGCAGAAAGAATCGCTGAGATATGACGAGCGCACTGTCGGGCTGAATCGGTTTTACGCCGCCATGCAAAACAACGTCAACATCAAGTATGTGCTCCGGTGTCCCCGCATCAGATCCATATCAACGCTTGATGTTGCCGTTCCAAACGACGGCAAGCAATACAAAATTGTGCAGATTCAATATCCGCAGGACGTCGAACCGCCATCAATGGATTTAACGCTTGAAGAACTGACGCCGGTATATGACATCTGGCAGCCGACGCCGGAACCAGATCCTGAGGATCCGGTGGATCCGGAAGAAGGAGACGGCGATGACGAACCTTGACACCGTAAAAACTGCGCTCTTGACCGTGACACAGAAATGTTATCACTATTCCGCGCCGCAGAACGTCACAGGACCGTATATCGTCTGGGCGGAGGATAATCAAGCTGATTCGGTCTGGGCTGATGGGAAGATGCAGGAGCAAGCCATCGAGGGAACTGTTGACTACTTCACCAAAACCGAAAACGATTCCGATGTACAGAGCATCCAGAACGCCCTGAATGATGCGGGCGTTTCTTTCCGCTTAAATTCCATCCAGTACGAAACCGATACTGGCTATATCCATTATGAATGGACGTTTCAGGTGGAGGGGTTTTGATGGCGACGATCAGCTTTAAAAAGGGCGATGACTATGCCCTGAAACTTTCCCGGCTTGCTACAAAATCGGAAGAAGTGGCAAAAAAGGCAATCTACGAGGCAGCTGA